CGCATAAACTCACTCACCGATGGAAAGTAATGAGAAAGAAATGACTTGACACAGGCAACGCAGCCATAAATATGCGTAATCACGCTTGGATAGGCATAGATGGTAAAAAGGCTTGCACAAAAGCAAGATGTATCAGGTGTGGTCTTATAAAGGAGCAGAAATGGAATTCTGATAAAAAGCAACCATATCTGCAATTCACAAACAATCGAAACGAAACATCATTATTGAACTCACCATGTACACAACCAAACTTATACGAATAGCGCACAAGTTTCTGTGCTTTATTGGATGGCATACGCCTATGATTGACACTAAAACAATGGCGAAAATGAATATAAAATCAACTTGCAAGTACTGCCTTTGCCCATTGTTGGTAGATTCGCAAGGTAACACATTTAAACCATGACCCCACAACCACAACCCGCAGCGTATTGGATCGAGCTGCTTGAAGAACTTACGGGAGGGATTCCGGAATTTGAAAGGATGCCAAAGAAAGGAGTGCATGATAGCTTATCCTCATTCATAAATTCATTTTCATGGTATGAAAGTGAAATAGATGCTGATTATTGGGGAAGCCTGTATGTTACGGCTTGTAAAATAGAGTGCGGTCAAAACGTCATTGATGCTGCGGTTGAGTTTGCAACATCAATACCATCATTTGAAAAGCGGATGAATCTTGTTGAACAAACCTCCCTCTACCTACGCTGTAACGGGATTAAACGATAGACGATGAAAGATAAAGAAATTCATGGATTATTAAAGTTGCCAATAGAAGCTCTTTATGAAGAATCAAAGAAAGATGTTGCCAAATTAAAAGTAGAAATTGGAAAACTGAAATCAGAGATAGACTATCTAACTGAACAGTTGAAGCAATTAAATGCCTATAAAGAACAAAACAAGGCTACCAATAAAGAAATTCTCTCAAAATGTAAAAAGGAGGAACTATATCAGTCATTGAGAAATCAGGTTAAATCCCTCACCCACCTAGTAAAGCAATTAAGAAGAGATAATGAAAATCTCATAATTAAGCTACACACCCCATGAACCCAATCGAAGAAAAGCACTCATCAGTAGGCACACTATTGTATTCAGAAACCCGTGAACACGCCACCATCACCAAAGAAACTGCGGTGGGGTTTGCGGAGTGGATAGCCAAAAATGGATGGTCATACTTTTTCAGTCTAGGATGGCTTGATGTTAATTGGCATACAAGCTATACCAAAGGATTCACATCAGAAGAACTCTACGACCTATACGTTGAATCGCTGAAACACGGGACTGTTGAAAACTCTTGAACACAAACACTTGCAGTTATCTTTTGGATAACTAATTTAGTAGCGGGAAAAATAAGTTATCATGATAAACGACATTCTAGACCCTGTACCTCATCCGGTAGATGTGTTCGCCCCGATAACTGGCGTACCCACCACATCGTCCGTTGGGGTGCAGGGTTTTCTTTTTGCGTATGCCTAATAGGATGCTACGAGATTACACGGATTCGTTCAAGGTGAACGATCTGTCATTTGAGGCTGAATGCCTTTTCATACGGCTTATAATGAAGGCTGACGACTTTGGTAGGTACCATGCCAACCCAAGAATTGTCAGATCGACCTGCTTCCCGTTAAAAATCGACAAACTGCCGGATGAATCGGTTGAACGCATGATTTTGGAACTGGAAGTAGCCGGACTGATTTATCAGTACGTTGCAGAAAATGGTAATAAGTATATGCAGATCAATCAGTTCGATCAGCGTTTAAGACAAAAACACAGCAAGTTTCCGGAGCCAATTACCAAATCCGCTGACAATTGTCCGCAACCTGCGGTCAATTGCCCGCAACATGCTGACAATGGACGGCCTGAAGAGAAGAGAAGAGAAGAAGAAGAGAAGATGAAGAGGAGAGAAGATGAAGGGAATGGAATTGAAGAAGAACCAGAAGGTACCCAACCACTACCAACCCCCATCATCGACATCAACACCTACCACCCTAACCAAACCGTAAACAGCCGAAACTGCAAACAGGAACAGGAACGGATGCTAAACGATCAGATAGCTGTTGAAGGGTATTGTATGAAACACGGGTGTAATCCGGAAGATATTCGTTGGCTCCTATCTGACTTCGTAGCTACTAACGCTATTGAGCAGAAAGAATGGAAATCATACAGCGATTTCCAAAAGCACTTTAGCAACTGGCTGAACCTATCAGCACTTAAAAAGCTGAAAGACAAGATTCAACCCGTCAAAAACCGTAAGGTCTACCGATGAAACAATACAACCTATCCGATCCTGAAACTGAACAGGCTGTACTTGGTATCGCCTTACGTTCAATCGGTTTATTACGGGAAACACTAGCCGGAACATCTGCTGATTGTTACACCATACCCGAAACAAAAGCCATTTATAGCGCATTAGAAGCCTTTACAGGAACTTCCATCGACATCACGACTATTTACCAGTCAGCACGTCAAAAGTGCTCCACAATCGAGCTTTCCGACCTTTTACGCTGGAAACACCTGTCGGACGGTGCAGACCTTACAAAGTCCACGGACTTACTCCATGAGTACCGCATCCACCGACAAGCCATCGAACGGATGTACAAGGCAATTGATTCTATGATGGATATGACCACGGACGGGGTATCGGTTGTGGAGGAACTGAAATCGACCCTATCAACCACCATCGAAAAGACGGTTAAAAAGCCCTCATCGGAGGTTTACCATGATGTTGTGGCAAGGGCTTATCAGATCATGCAGGGGCAACAACCGCCAACGATCAGCACGTTCATCCGATCCCTTGACGATGGTTTATCGGGAGGGTTTGAGCCGGGTACCCTTACCGTGATCGGGGCAAGACCAGGAACCGGAAAGACAGCCCTAACGATGTGGTGGTTACACAAGTGGCATCAGTCGGGTATCGGATCTGCATTCATCAGCCTTGAAATGACAGACGCACAGATGGCACGTCGTGAACTGGCAATGGATTCAGGGGTATTTTACAGCAAGATCAAAAGCGGTAAAGACCTTAGCCAGTACGACTACCGAAAACTAGTGGCATCGGCTGACAAGCTGAAAGATAGCAGTTTCCCACGGGTTAAACTTGGGATGTGCGACATCAACCGCATTTGTGCTACAATCACCGACTTGCACTACACATACGGCACCAAAGTACTTGTGATCGACTACCTGCAACGGATTCACTTTGCCGGCAAGGACAACAAGGTAAGCCTTGTGGGGGATGCTTGTAACCGCATCAAAGCCTTAGCCGTCCAGTACGACATGGCTATCATCCTGCTTTCGCAGGTCAGCCGTGAAGCTGCCAAGGACACCACAAAAGAACCATCAGCCCACCATTTAAGGGATTCGGGCATGATCGAAGAGGCTGCTGATTGTATCATCATGCTTCACCGCCCCGACCTATACGGGGATGCACAGCCTGACATGGTTGGAAAGCTGCGACTGTTGATCGAAAAGAACAGGGACGGGGAATCGGCTTCGTCAATCGATATAACGGCTAACATGGCATCAAACACGTTTAGCGAATACCACGATACATCGACGATGACCGGAACGATGCCAAGAAACGAGGAGGCACCATATTGATGATTATAAACCGATACAATTCACAAGCCAAAGCCCTGCACATTATGCGGTCAGATGCTTACTACGGACACTTTATAGCCCAAACTGGCAAAGATCCCATTCACCACTCGGTGTATTTGTTCGAGTACTGTCGTCCAAAGCTGAATAGCAAGAAACAGGGCTTTATACTGTTTTCATGCTTCATAGAGCCACAGGTAGCTGAAATGGTTGTTACCATGTGCCGGGCGCATCACTTCACAGGGATCAACCAAAAGGTATATGAGGCTGTTCTACTGAACTACGAAAAAGGTAAGGCGGTCGATATTGTGGCGGTTACAAAGACCATAAAACAACTAACAGGGCATAACATTGCCGGGTACCTATCTGAAATGCTGACCCTGCAAGATTCCTACTACTACGCCCATCAGCTTACAGACATCTGCCGAACGCTGATCCTGAAAAAGATACGCAAATGACCTTCCTCCAATACCGTAAACACACCAAGACAGATGGCAAAGAACATATCAGACTTATCCTGCTGGCTAAAAAGATTCCGTTTGTCCAAGAATATACAGGAATACCGGGGCGCAAGTTCCGATTCGATTTCTGCATCCAAAGCCTTAAAATCGCCATCGAATACGAAGGCATCGTATCGGCAAAAGCCCGTCATACGTCCATTACGGGGTATACGAACGACTGCACGAAATACAACCTTACCACCTGTAACGGATGGAGGATCTTGCGATATACTGCATTGAACTACCAAGACTTTGAAGAAGAACTAAACCAACTTATAAACCACATCACAAATGAAAAATTGTAGTTGTGGATTGATTGTAAATGGATTATCTTTGCGATAACACAGCAGGCATGAAGTTCAGCATATTGCACCCTTCCCGTGGTCGCCCAAAGATGGCATACGACACGTTTGTTAAGTGGGTAGATAGCTTTTCCGACACGCACCAGATCGAGTACATTCTTTCGATTGATGAAGATGACAAGTTCCGGTATGTATACGTGGATCAGTTCAAGAATACGGGCGTTACGGTTGTGGTGTCGAATAACCGATCATGCGTAGATGCCTCGAACCAAGCTGCGAAGGTTGCTACTGGCGACTGCCTGATAGTTGTTTCGGATGACTTTGAATGTCCCCTGCATTGGGATATTGAACTAAGCAACAAGGTCAGGACGCTGGAAACTGAACTATACGCCATCCAAATTGATGACGGTTACAGCTACCCTAAGCGACTATTGACGCTACCAATCATCAGCCGTCAGCTTTACAACAAGCTAGGGTACGTTTACAATCCGATCTATTTCAGTATGTGGGTAGATAACGACCTTTACGAAACTTGCAGTAGGTTAGGCGTACTAACCACCTACCCGATCAGGTTTCAGCATATGCACTATGCCAATGGCAAACGCCCATCGGACAAAACCGACCAACGGCATGGATCTACATCGGCATTTAACGAAGGTAAACGAATATTTCAGGAACGAGAAAAGGCGGGGTTTCCGGTATGACACATTTAGTTGAAAAGTATGTGGAGCAAAACTATCCACTAGAAGAGCATCTTGTTTCAGAAGATAAGATTGCATGGGTGTATGTGATATACAACCCGTTAAACAATACTTTTAAAATAGGTAAGAGTATTGGTGATTTTAGGGAAAGAATAAGGCGAATTTCAACACAGTCTGGTGTTGATTTAGTTCATGTAATAAGTGTTTCGTTAGAAAAAGACATCGACGAAAGCTGTCATTTCCTTGAAAAATGGCTACATGAACAGTTTAAATCAAAAAGGACTATGGGAGAATGGTTTAAATTATCTCTAAGGGATTTGGTTTGCATAAAGCAACTGTTTTGGCTAATTGAGGGGGATATGATTTTTGATGATATTAAAGAAAATTGGCTTTTAATTAAACAGGCAAAATTGAATTGATGACACAACCACTACTAACGATAGCTATCCCAACGATTGAATCCCGTAAGGTTCAATTTGAGGCACTTGTAGCCACTATCAGGCAACAGATCGAACTGAACGATGCCGAAAGCCTTGTAGAGATCATTAGTGAGTGCGATAATAAGGAAATTAGCATCGGCAAGAAACGGGATAATCTGATACGCAAGGCAAACGGGACATATCTTGTTATGATCGACGATGATGATACCATTAGCCGATACTACATTCAGGACGTTTTAGAGGCTTGTACTTACGATGCTGACTGTATAGGGTATTTTGAGCAAATACACCATGCCCGTAAAATGTCGGTTATTACGCTACGGGCTACCGAGTGGACATCAGAACCAGGGAACGGGGGCGACCTTCAACGGACACCATTTTTCAAGGTTCCCATTAAGACAGATATTTGTAAGCAGGTCGGATGTGCCGATATGCGGTTTGCGGAGGATGAAGATTTTGCCAAGCGCATCTACCCACTTCTGAAAACCGAGCATTTTATCCCAAAGATCATGTATCACTACCGTTACAGGTACGAAAACCACAACGACAAATACGGCATTAAGGCATGATTATCCAACCAAAAGACGGCACAGGAATAACTTCATGCCTATCTGTTAGGCTTTCAGATGCCTGCGCCTATGCCCGTGAACACCTTAAATGGCCGTATGATATTGATTCGTCAAAGCAATTTTGGTGGTACAAGGACGATGAATCTACGGACATTAGCCCGATGTACATTGCCGGATACATGAAGCCACATGATAACATCATCAGCAGTTATCACCACGAATGGCAATGGAACTGGCTAGATGACGTGGATTATTACATGAACGCTAAACTTGCCTCATTGATCTGTCCCGTATCTGATAAGGTCGTGGAAATAGCCATGAGCATTAAACCACTTGTGGAGGGTCGGTATTACGTCCTTTACCGAGGAAACGACAAGGCAAAGGAAATCGAGCCATGCCCGTACGAAACGATGGTCGAGATGGCTAAGAAGTCTGGGCATAATAAATTCTTCGTTCAGACGGATGATGCTGACTTTATAGCCTATTTCATGGATCGGATGCCCAATACCACCTATTCCGATCTTGTCCCACGGATAAGGGCTAATAACGAAAAGTACGTGATGCCATTAACGGGTAAGCCGTATTTCGGACAAAACTTTCTATCTTTGCTATACGCTGCATCGTTTGCGGATGGGCTGATAACTACCACGGGCAATACAGGCATTTGGGCAGCTTTCTTCCGTGGAACGCTTGAAAATACGTATCAGCATAACGGACGGAAGGGAATATGGCGCAAGATTGGTTAAAAAACAAATAATTCTGATAAATGCCAAAGCCGGGTAAAGTAAACAATCCGAATGGCCGTCCAAAGGGCAGTCAGAATAAGGACGTTGCGCCCATACGTGAAAAGTTCAACCAACTTTTAGAAGGGTACGGGTTGGATCAAATGCTAACCGATCTTATGGCCATTGAACGACCGGAAGAGCGTTTAAAGATCATTGCAGGACTTGCCGAGTTTGCTATCCCTAAACTTGCCCGTACCGAGGTTAAGCAGGAAACAACCGTAAAGACACAAGGATTCTTCGAGATTGACGGTAAGCGTTTTGATTTTGGAGGATAAGCCACTTTTTTCGCCACACCCACGACAACGGGAGTTTATTTCAGCCGTCTTTAGCGGTGATTACTCATTCCTGACCTATGGAGGTGCTATGGGTGGCGGTAAGTCATACGTAAGCATTGCCGTAATGCTGATGTTAGCAAGGATTTACCCCAAGTCAAAGTGGTGCATTATCCGTGAATCAGTACCTACGCTTAAGCGCACCACGCTAGAAACCTTCAAGAAGCTAGTACCGGAAGGGTTTATCAAGTCCTACAATCAGCAAGACCAGGTAGTGACCTTCCAAAATGGGTCGCAGTTCTTGTTTATGGCCGAGGATTGGTATAATGACAAAGACTTCGACCGCTTCAAGGGGTTAGAGGTTAACGGTTTTTTGCTTGAACAGATCGAGGAGTTACAGGAGGGGTTAGTAGACGTTTGCATGATTCGTGCCGGACGTTGGAAGATTGACCCGATGCCAAAGCCGTTAATCATTGCCACGGTTAACCCTACGCAGAACTGGGTAAAGGAACGGATCTATAAGCCTGCTATTTCTGACAGTTTGCCTAAAGGATGGTTCTATCTTCCGGCTACGTTGGAGGATAACCCAGAACTAGCCAATGACGCCAACTACATGGCGCAGTTGCAGAACCTGGATTCTATGACCTATAAACGCCATATTCTAGGCGATTGGTCAGCTTTTGCCGTTAACAACCCATTCTGCTACGCATTTGACGAATCGAAGCACGTTAAGCCTCTGCAATATAATCCTGACCACGAACTGACGTTAGCCGTAGACTTCAACGTAGATCCGCTTTCGGCTTTCGTGTGTCAGAACTACGATTTAGGGCATATCGAGATCCTACGAGAATACCGACTGATGAACGGAAACATCTACGACCTGTGCGAACGGTTGGTGGCCGACTGGCCGAATGCCGTTTGGATGGTTACGGGGGATGCCACGGGTCAGGCAAGGTCGGCACTTACTAAAGGTAACGTGAACTATTACACGGTCATCCGTCAGCAGTTAGGATTGGCGGTTGGTCAGATGAAGCAACCGCACGTAAACCCGTCAATACGTGATACGAGGGTGCTGGTTAACTCAATCATGCAGAACGGGCAGTTTGCCGTTGATCCATCATGTGAGTGGCTTATACGAGATCTTAGGCTTGTCGAGGTTGATTCGGAGGGGGATATTCTGAAAGACCGTCGAAACGATTCACGTTTTGCTGATTTTATCGACTGCGTGCGGTACAACTGCTATACTTTCCACAGAAATTTTATCAAAAGTATAGGATTGTCAGACCTTTCATAGTAAATTTGCGCTATTGCCGGGTGCATTGCCACCGATACTGTTTTTGAGTTTAAACCTTATCGGATCGGATGGCACAGTACCAAGGAGTGATTAAAATTGACCCGGCAAATCCAACAAGTCAGGATATTTATCTAACGATAGCGCAGTTTTCAAATATGGCAACTGTAACTCCTGACTGCACGAATCAGACATCATTGGACGCTGCAATGCAGAGCCTTAATGACTTCTTTGTAGCTAATGGCGCAAAGGAGGTTAGCGTATCGGCATCGTATACCGCCCCTACCCTTTCCATCAATTATTCATACCAGTACACGGTACAGAATCAGTTTGGGTTTCAGATCATTATTGACGACTACTTCTTTACGATCACATCGGATGCGGTAACAGCCTGCGACACCTGCCAAGAAAAGGTGTTTAGTGCCTGCCAGGCATCGTATACCATCGTTGCAGGTCTTACGGCATCAACAGAATACACCGTTGTATTGACCGATCGTAATGAGGTACGATACACGCAAGCGGTGACTACTGACAGTTCGGGCGACCTGACTATTGATATGACCGACATCCCATCGGGATTGCTTACACCGGAAAGTGGGGGATTCTTATTCGAGGTATATGAAGATTCGGGACTTACCACAAAGGCTGACATCACGGCAAACGGACATATCTACGGGTGCATCCAATTGACCTTCGAGCATACAACCACTACAACCAACAACCTATGACCTCACTAGCCGTTATCCTAGTCCTTAACGCCTTCCTTATTGCAGGCTTGCACATGGCTTGTTGGGAAGGTATGATCTTCGGACGCATCCAGCATTTGAATCTTCCGGCATGGATCGCAAGGCCACTATACGACTGTTGTACGTGCATGGCATCGGTTCATAGTACGTATGTGTACGGGTTGCTTGTCTATTACTGCTCATTCCCGTTATGGGGATGGTTTCTATACGTTCCAACGCTTGCAGGTATCAGTACGCTTGTATGGAAGCTGATAGATTCGGAAGATGACAACGAACCGTGGATCGGTGCTAACTGATGGTAACGCAAGAGATCATACAGGCATTGATTGACGCAGGATGGAAGTATTACGGAGTATGCGCCTGTGCTGATCGTACTCATAAATGGATTAAAGGCGGTTTCACGCTACGGGCAAGGGTCAGAAATGGCTATTGGCAACGAAAACAAGGCACACGAATAGACGGACAAGGAAACATTGAACAGATACTAACCAACACCACAATATGATTAACCAAACAGACCTTAAACCGTGGTCAAAACCAACGCCCAGGGGAATAAGTATTGAGCCTGTATTCGAGTGCGGAGGCGTTACATACTACCGTACCCGTGACGTTTACAGTACATATGCCGGGCGTGGGATGAAGATGCTAGAGGTATCGGAGGAATGGCAAAACCGAATGACCAACGAGCGTCTATTGCAGTTTATAAAGGCAATGGAAACAGAGTTGAATCAGACAAAAATCATGCTGACCAACATAGGCAACCTGGTTCAGAAGATGAAGGAACGTGTAATGTTTCCGGTACCGACATCGGAATTGGTGTTTAAGATGGGAGCCGTGGCGTTCTTTGACGAAACTGAAGACCCTGCCGAGCCTGATGAGTTCTACACACGGGACGTTAAAATACCACATTGGCGTAAACACGGTGTAGACGATTTTTTTTTAGGCATGAATTTGAGAGATTTAATGGGCTTTCCCGATATATCGAAGGAAAGTTTTCAAGCAGCTTCGAGAGTGATTCAAGCGATGGTGGAGATGGAAGACAAGACATTGCAGTCAGTTTTGCAGAGCGAATGAGTGAGAGTGCCGAGCGTAATTTCCTCAACAGTCTGTATATCGGAAAGATATTCGGGCTAGACAGTAGACAGATGACGCTGATAGAGTACCTAACGTGCATTAAAGAATTAAAAGACCGTGGCAATACAAATTCAAAATACGGGGGTTCGGACGCTGACGATTTTTGAGGATGAGTTCCCTTACATCATCAATAAGCTGACCTGTAACCTTAGTGTTAGATCGGCTGATGGTCTGATCGTCTTTAATTGGTGGAATATTGGCAAATCTTCGACCGTCCACGAATTATCGTTTAACTTCTCGGACGTTACAAGCCCCGAAATGGCTGATGTCGATGCGCTTCACGACTGGATTCTAAACCAACTAGAAAACCTGGGCGGTGATCTGTCATACGAAAGCCCGATTAAAGTGATGGGCATCGGAGGTATTCCAATGCCTAGCCCACCAATAAGACGTGGGCAGTTTCTGATGACAGAGAATGACGGTGTAGGTGGTATTAAATGGATTGCAACAGATTATTAAGACATGGCAGACGTAACGCAAAGGGTAGTAGTAAAGGTTGACTACGAGGGGAATCTAAAGTCGGGTATCGACGAGGTTAAGCAACTTGGAAAGGTTGCCGATGATGATGTTAAGGCGTTTCAATCCCTGCAAAAAGAGATCAACCAAGGAATTAATGATGCCCTGCAAGAAGCTGGCGTATCAATGAAGGATTTTGCCGATGCGTCCAAAAAGGCTACTGACCCGTCACAGTTTAAATCGCTGAAACAGCAGATACGTGAGGCGAAAGACGAAGCTACGGCATTGGCTGCTAAGTTCGGTGACACGTCAAAGCAAGCTATCGACGCACAAAAGAAGGTTGCTAAGTTATCCGATCAGTTAGGCGATTTTAACGACCGTGTAAAAGCCCTCAACCCTGATGCTAAATTCAACGCAGTAAATCAGACCTTACAAGGCACAATCGGAGCGTTTCAGGGTATCACGGGTGCAGCGCAGTTATTCGGTGCTGAAAACAAGTCTTTGAATGAAACGCTGATGAAAATGCAGGGGTTGTTAAACCTGACACAAGGCGTTAACAGCGTCATGCAGTTAAAGGATGCGTTTACTAACCTTCGGGTGGTATTGGGGCTTACGGCGGTTGCGGAGGAAGGTGTAACTGTAGCCACAAGCGGAATGACTGCTGCGCTATCGGCAACAGGAATAGGTCTTGTAGCTATTGCAGTAGGTGCATTAGTTTATAGTCTTAGTCAGGCTGATGATGAAATGACTAAGTTGAAAGAAACTACCGACGAATGGTTAAAATTGTTATCCGGTCAGAAGTATGATTATAATAAAGCTATTCGTGAGCAGGTAATTAATCAGCTTGTACTACTAAAGCAAATTACAAAGGGAGAGGCTGAAA